AGTTATTGAAAATCAAATGAAAAAAGTATTTGAAGTACTCGTTATGTTTCTCGGACGTCCGCCCACAAAATTTAATTACGAATATAAATTCAAAAATAAAACTTATGTATGGAAAGATATGACACCTTTAACACTATTAGAAAAAACAAAATTTGTACCAGAAGATTGGGTTTCTGTTGTAAACGACCCTCGTAAAGAACACAGTTACAACAAATATTATCAAGTTGAATATTTAGGAAATGTAAAACCTCAGCACGTTGGATGGTTAAATTTACCAATTGAAAGAATGAAAGAATTAACTGCAAACTCTATAGATAAAAATCAACCAGTTTGGTTTGGCTGCGATGTTGGTTCTTATAGAGACAAAGATACAGGAGTAAGTGACCCAAAAATTATAAATTACATTGATTACCTTGGATTAAATGTTAAAATGACAAAAGAAGAACGTTTACGATATTATGATTCTGTTCCCTCGCACGCAATGCTTATTACCGCATATAATAAATTCGAAGATGAAATCAATCCATCAAGATGGAAAGTAGAAAACAGTTGGGGAGCAACTAGTGGGACCAATGGTTTCTTACTTTTAACTGATTCTTGGTTTGATGAATATGTTTTTCAGATAGTTGTACACAAAGATTTACTCAAAGAGGAAGAATTAAATGAAATTGGAAAAGTGCATAAAGTGATTCCTCCTTGGGATCCTTTAGGTACTTTGGCTTAGAATTAATCAAATAAGTGTTAGAATTAATCAATTAAGTGTTAGAATTAATCATTAGAGATTTAATTATTTTATAACATTGTATACTTATATAAATTATTGACGAATTTGAAGAATTAATGTTCTATTTGGATCTGTTGTACCTGTTAAATTTGCACCACCGCCACAAGCACTACCACAAGCACCTAATGTTGTTCCGCCTCCAACAGCACCATTTCCTTGATCTCTTAATCCAATAGTAAAATCTTTATTTTTTCTTACAGCATTTGCTTTCAAATCATCTATTTCAGCAAAAATATTTCTACCATTAATAGTATTATCAGCAGTCCACAATTTACCAGCAGCGAAACCCCCAAAATAAGTTTTATTATCAAGACCAGTCATTCTAACCCATTCATCATCACCACTACCTCCACCACTTCCACCTATCATCCATTTATTTTTAAATTTAATAGCACCATCAGTAATAATTTCAGTTTGTGCATATAGTTTACCAGCTGCTAAACCTCCTGAATATTTTGTAGCATCAGCTGGATTTACAACTCTCAACCATTCATCATTAGCCATACCATCACCAATACCACTTAATTGAAATTTAGCACCTAATGAAACTTTATCTGCTGTTAAATTACCTGGTACTTTTGCACCACCATCCATTAATTTTCTAGCTAATTGTGCTAATGTGTTAATTGCATTTGTATCGTCAACACCACCAATCGATTGTTCTGAATCAGCAAAAGTTTCTTTAATGTTATTATCTAATACAAAAACTTTTATTATTATTATAATCATGAAAATTATAACTATTATTTTAAATGAATCCATTAATATAATATATAAAAAATTTTACCACGGTGCATATAATTTTGTTTGTTTTTTTACATTCCAAATTTTAAACTTATATTTTTTTTGTGATTTATTTTTCTTAAAATTATTTGTAATTATTGTACCTGTTACAAAGTTTGGACTATGTGGTATCTTTCTACCTCCTGGTATTCTCTTTTTTGCTAATTGAACAAATAAATCTGGTGTATCTTGATTATATATATCATCTACTGAAATGAACGTTTCTTTTATTAAAAAGTTAAATAATATATAAATTAAAAAAATTATAATAATTATTTTGAATAGTTTCATATTAAAATAATATATATATTATAAAAAATTGAAATATAATTAGGTTATAATTATATAATAGTATTTATGTCAAGGGAACAACTATTAGATGAACGTGATAAGGTTTTCTATGAAATTCTTACTAAATATTACAATAAATATGGACCTCATTGGAATCTAGAAAAAATAGAACTTTTTGGTACAGATATTATCCTAAAAGCACCAGAAAAATTAAAATTTCCAGTAAAAATTAAAAATACTTTTAAACTATTTCATCAATATGTAGCAGGTCTTAATGAAGAAGATTTTCCAAATATTAAAAAAATTCATACTTTACCAGAATTTACTTTTCCACGACATTATTGGACTTCAGAATATATTGATAAGCCTATAATTTCAGATTCAAAAATTAGTGGTAAAGAATCATTCGAAGTTGCTAGTAGCAAAGAATCTTCTAATATTGTAAATCAACAAGCATTTACAATTAATAGTAAAGAATCAATTAAAACAATAACTAGTAATAATGAAGATAAAAAATCTAGAAAAAGAAAGCGACCTGAAAGAACAACTCTTAGTAAAGAAGAGACAATAACTTTAGCAAAATTTATGAATAAGATTAGTAAAGATACTTCAGAAGACATTCTGAAAATTCGTAAAATTGTTGAACAAAAAGATAAAGAAGAAAAAGAAGATAAGCTAAAAAAACCAATAGTTGATAAACAAAAATATTTTATTATGAATCTTCCATTTAATATTTTCATGATACTTAAAAATAAAGGTGGTGTTGATTTGTCAGGTTTTGTTAAAGCTGTCAAATTAACAGATGAAGATTATTCAATTATTAATAATACAAAACTTATAATGAGTTTATATGACCATAGCCTCATTTATTAAAAATATTTATTTTTTAATGCTAAATATTTAGCTTTATATTTTAAGTATTTTTGTTTCAGAGGTAATTTTTTCATAACTTCAATAATTTCTTTATATGCTTCATTTGAAACATAATTAAAACCTGCAATTTGTGATGGTGGTGGTGGTAATGTTTCATATCTTAAATTATATATTTCTGAATTATATTCATTTGTTTTATATGCAGTATTTATATCACTTTTTAGTTTATCATCTACAAACATACAAAAAACATAATGTGTTACTGAAACACTTTCTCCTTTTGGAATTTGACCAATTAAACCTTTAATATTGCCAACCCAATAAATTTTATTTTTAGAAGGTTTTCCAGTAACCGAATTTAAATGACCCTCATAATCAGTCTTAGGATCTAATGCATAAAAAGTTTCTTCCTTAAATTCTCTACAAGCTATATCTATTCCTTCTTCATTTGAATTACCTCCACCTTTTGGAAATCCAACTTTATCATTTTGATATCTTATTTTAAATGCATGATTTTCACCAGTTGAACCAGGTACACCAACTAAATGAAAATCTGTATGTACACCTGATTTATCTGTAAAGCTTTTACTACTTAAAAAAGTTTTTTCTAATAATATACTATTTATACAATCAAAATTAATTAATTTTTTTAAATCACACCCTTTTGGTAATCTAGGTGTTAACAATGATTTAGTTAATCCTAAAATTGTAGAATAACTACTATTGTCAAAATCATCTAATGTTCTTTCAATACTTTTAAATACAACAGGTGTTGCTGTTCTATCTGCAAGTAATCCAAATAATTCTTGACCTCTTGCTTTTTCAACCGAAGTACTCTCATTCGCTATCAAATATTTACCATCTTTATCTATAACTATCATTACTGCACCAGGATGTTTAAGAACTAATTTTCCTTTTCCATCAATTTCATTCCAAGGTTTTATTTCTATGGCTGGTGTAGGAGAAGATTGTAAATGAGAAGCAGGTTTAGAATCAAGCTCTACAGATGATTCAAGAGAGGATGATGGTGATGATAATAAACGTGCTTCTTCAGCTAAACGTGCTTCTTCAGTCAAACGTGCTTCTTCAGTCAAACGTGCTTGTTCAGCTAAACGTTCTTGTTCAGCTAAACGTGTTTTTTTCATTTGATTATATTCTGCCATTGGTGCTAAATAACGTTCAATTAAAGTATTAAATAAATTTCTATTAAAAGATATTGATTTATTTTTATATTTATTTAATTCATTAATATCTTTTTCTATTCTCTCTCTAACATATTTATTAATTGTTTCATCTAATAATCTTTCATTTAAATATAAAAGAACACCATTTATCATTGGCATATCATTTTCATCATTAAAATAACCTAATGCACTCATTATATTATAATATAATTTAATCTAAAATAATTTCTAAAGTCTCTTCGCTTAAATCATTATTGTTCATCAAATAATTGAATAATCTTTTATTTTGTTCAAATCGATTATTATAAATTTCATTATAATAATCATTTTTAAAATTATTATTATAATTATCAAAAATAAAATGACTATATTTAAACATTTCTTCATATAAATCATACTTATCATTTTGATTATCTAGATAATATTTGAATTCAGCAATACCTACTGAACCAACTTTATTTAAGTTAGTAATATACTTGGGAATCAGTTTAAATTCTTCTACAAGTTCATCGTGATAATCATTATTAATTAGTAATATCATTTCTTCAATTAATTTATATTCTTCTGTATTTGTTTTATCTAAATAATTTCTAAAATTTGTACATATTGACAAGAAACAAGCAATAATAACACAATTTTTAATATATTTATCTATTTTAATATCATTACAAATTGCAAAATTTTGAGAATCTAAAATATTTTTAGAAGCGTTGTATAAATGATAACAGTTTTTAATAATATCATCTGTTTCATTACTTGAATTTAGTTTTTTAATAATACTGTCAATATTATTTGTCATTTTTTTATCAATATATTTATTCTGATTAAAATTACAGGTTTGATAATTATTTTTTAAAGATTTCAAGAAATCATAACTTGATGACAAAACTAAAGGAGACATAATTTCTTTATAATCATCACATACTGATAGAGGAGATTTTTGTAATTGAATTGGATCCAGTGTTGGCGAAGTTAAAATTGGTTCCCAAAAGATTTGTTTTGGGTTTAATGGCGGAGTGCCTATTTCAATATTTGAATCTTTCTTCATATAATGTGACATATATTAACATTAATTTATAATAACAAATATAATATTCAATTTTTTTTTATAAATCAATCTTTTAATAATTTAGCCATAGATTCTAATGTTTCCATATATATTTTACCTATAACATTTTTATCATCAGTTGTCTCAAATTTTTTTTTATAATATTCTAATGACCAATCTATGTGCCAAAAACTATTATTATATGTAACACAATCATTATTGTTATCAAATAATCGTACAACATAATTATTATTTTTATATAATTCTAATAATTTATTTGATACAGAATTTACTTTATATATATAAGAATCATTAGTATTATCATAGTTTGTCTT